AGGTGTTCAGGGTGTTCAAGGTCTAAGAGGGACGCAAGGGACTCAAGGGTTTGTTGGTGGTTCACAAGGAGTACAAGGAGTTCAAGGGTCTCAGGGATTAAAGGGTGACCAAGGGTTACAAGGGTCTCAGGGATTAAAGGGTGACCAAGGGTTACAAGGATTAAAAGGTGACCAGGGTTTAAAAGGCGATAGTGTATGGTCTACATCAAATTATACAGCATCTGGTTCACAATTAACAGGTATTAGTTATACAGGAGATACCATTATTTTAGGTTCCATGTATATTTCAGGTGGTCTTGTAATAATGCCAAATTTACCAACAGATTCTACAGGGTTGCCATCTGGCGCATTATGGAATAACGCAGGGGTTCTATCTATAGCACCTTAATTAAAACTTAAATAATAAATAATAAAATAATAAAATAATTTAAAACTAAATTGTTTTTAAATATAATGGATAATATTGAAAAACAATTAAAAACCAATTTACTTTTGGATGATACAAATGATAATGATACAAATGATAATGATACAAATGATAATGATACAAGTGATAATGATATAATTAATATAAATGATAATGATACAAATGATAATGACAATAATACAAATATGGGTGATACGCTATTAGAGCTAAGTAAGACGGTTTTAAACGCAAAAATATTGGAAACTGCTTTCAAAGCCAGAGGACCATCTTGTGGGCTAATTGTGGTAGATAATTTTTATAATAACGCGCAAAATACCCGTGACTATATTTTGACACAAGAATTTACAGTTAGAGGCAATTTTCCAGGACAGCGGACTATTTCATACGCAAATGAACATTTAAGGGATATTATACAAGGATATATTGCACCATTTGGTGGAAAAATAACGGATTTTCCAATGCCTTTGAAAAAAGAGGATGAAAAGAATGATAAGGTCATTTATAATGGTTCATTTCAATATACTACATCAAGAGAACGGTCATGGATACATGCAGACGGCTGGAATAACTGGGCAGGCGTTCTGTATCTTACACCAAATGCTCCTTTATCTGCAGGAACCTCATTTTATCGCTTCAAAAATGGCGAATATACTGAAGAAGATGCCAAAATACTGAATACAAAGGACCAGACTGACAAGTATAGCCAAGACCTAACAAAATGGGAGAAAGTAGACAGTGTAGGCAATGTATTCAATCGTTTAATCTTGTTTAATTCAAAACGATTCCATATGTCAATGGACTATTTTGGTGACACCAAGGAGAATAGCAGGCTGTTCCAGGTGTTCTTTTTCTCAACTGAACGCTAAAAATAATATTACAATAATTTCAAAAATGTTATTGTAATATTTTCATTATTACTGATTATTATTAAGATTTTTGGTAAAGAGCTCTAGGATACAATTCATGATAATGGTTAACTCCAGATGAATGTATTGTATATATATTTGATTTAGGAAGATTTTGTAATACCCAGAATTCTGGTGCCATTTTATTAGGGTTATCTTCACTTAAAAAATTAAGCGTTTTAATGTAACTTGATTTTGCCCACCAAAAATTTCCAGGATAATGTTTATAAGGTGATTCAGAATAGTTACAACCAACAGTGTCACTACCGGTAGTTATTTTATTAATACATTTGTCATATTTTTCAACAAGGAAATACAACATCATATCCGTCCAGTCATTTATACTTTGTATTTCGTTGTCATATGAGTTTCCCTTAGTATGTAGATATAATATTAAACTTTCTGGGTTTTGCTCAGCAAATTGTCTCATTTTGTTTATAGTAGGGTTTTCATATAGTAATGAATTTTCACTATAATTTGTTAGTATGTATTTATTATTTGATACATTATTTGAATTATATGTGTTTTCAATTGGAATACCAATATTATTTATAAAGACATTATCTAATACATTGATAAGTCCACTTGAATTAATTTTATCTACAATATAATCTAATTTTTTAGTGCCATTTTTTGGAAACGTGCAGCTATGAATAAAGCAATATTTCTTTACTTCCTTTTTATTATAAACAAGATATTTGTTACATTGTAAATCAGTTTTTAACAATTTATCCAGCAAATCTTCTAGCAATTGTTTATTCTTGAATACAACTCCAAGTCCTGTTGAATGACTAAAATAAAACTTGGGATATTCTATTTCATTGAAAAACTTACCAATTGAGTTAGCATATGAAATTACATTGTGAATTATAATTACAGCATTGTTTGTTGTTTTTAAAGACCATTTTTCAAAATCATTTTTAATGGCATTATATGCGCTTAGTCCATCAATATGTAATATATCTATTTCTTTGTCAAATGTTAGTATAACATCATCAAAATATCCCTTAATTGGAATTATATTGTCAGATAATAGCAACGAATTATTTATTAATTTAGTTTTAAAATCCTTGAATATATGTTCAGTTCGTTTAAATCCAGAATTTATATCACCTTCAAAACAATCAATCGCATAAACCGTGCCAATATTTGGACTTGCTAGGCAAAATGTTGAATGACCATAATCTACTCCTAATTCAACAACAACATTTGGTTTTATATATTTTACTAAAAACATACCAAATTCAAAATGACTTTTCCATCCACTGTTATAATAGTTGTTATTTAGAATGTGCAGTAATTTTTGCTCTCTTTTTATTTCTGAAATAGTGTAAAAACTTTTAAGATATGTATTATACAATGGTGGTAAATAATCATTGTTAAAAATATCTACATATGTCATACTATTAATACTTGTATCACGTCCAAACAAATCTACATTATTGTCAATCTTCCTTTGTATTTCATTTGTATCTGTGTATTTTGCTGAATTATATTCTTGGTGTGCAAAGTTCTCCAATTTGTTTTTAATAAATTTGGTGTCTCCAAAATAACTCAAATGCCACCCACCATTTACAATTGTGTCGCAGTTTAGAAACCGAATCTCTTCACATGTTAGTCTAAGTTCCTTGTATTTATTTACTGTTAAAATCTTACAATGATACCACTTTTCATTGCGTTTACTGTTTAGATTGTAATAATAAAAATCTTGTTCTAAACGACTTATACCATCAGTCACTTGCTTCTGTCCAGTTTTAATTTTACTCAATGTATTTGGGTCGGGAATTTCATCTAAATCAGCAATAATAATAATGTCTTCTTGTGACAGATTGTTGTCAATTTGTTTTAAACCTTCAGCAATACAGTTTCGTTGGTGCTTCTCATTGGTCCACTGGTCACCTGTTGAAATATTAATAGTATCTTTGGTAAATGGCAAATCCACTATTACATGGATAATTTTGTCAGAAAACTGTTGAAATAGATGCTTGTTTTCATCAAAATATAATGGCTTATTTAATCCAACAAACGTCTGTCGTGCTTCTACTATGATAAAATAATCTACTATATTGTATAACAAATTAAGCCTATATGTCAGCATTTCCAATTCATTATAGAATATGAAACAATCTGTAATTTTTAGTTTAGTTAAGTTTACTGACAAATTTTCAAATTTAGAATACGTATCTTGATTGAAGAAATTATTGTACTCAATAATAGTCAAATTATCGGCATATTTTTTAACGAAGGAATCATGTAAATGGAGGCAGTCTTCCGACAAAACCTTGTATCCAGCTGCCAATAATCGGTCGCAGCGTATATGCTCAAATATTTTGGCTTCTTCGCCGTTATTAGCCCCGTGGATATTCAATAATATACGGCAAGTAGCAATTTGTTTATCTCTTGGTTCTTTGAAACCCTGTATAACGTTAACAGTGTATCCATTTTTTATTAGAAAATTTACTACAGATAAACGTCTATCTACAATTACTGGATTTTCACGAGATATAATTCCAAAGTCGTATATTTTTTCTGTATTCTGATTTAGATTTATTAACAATTCTTGTTCCGTCTTGTATATTAAATAGGGCATATGTTGTGTATTGTTGAATCCATGTGCGTTTAAAATATGAATATTGGCCAAGCTGTAGTCATATACTTTAATGCCTTGATATTTTCTAAGATATTGTGCTATATTTTGGAACCGATGATTCAAATTCATTGGCTCGGTATTTAAAATGCTTAATTCAATAGACCTCTTTTTAGTTTGATTTAAATTAAAAAAATGGTCATAAACTGTTTCATTTGACACCTCAAATACAAATATGACTTTGTCAACATTCTTGAGATTTATTGCTTCCTCTGTATTATTTGTATATATCACATTGTATTTAGAATTATAACTATCAAAGTAGTCTTGCAGATTAAATTGGTTATACCAAAATGGTAAAAAGAATAATATTGTTTCCTTATTGGGTTCCTTATCGGTTTCTTTATTAATTAACAAATTTCCAAAGAATTTATTTGTCCAAGTCTTGGCTCTATTTTCCCACGAACAGCTTTTGGCATAAGCCTTTCCGTCTGCTCTTAATTCAGTTTTTTTATCGGCTGTTAAATTCATTAGTGTTTCTATTTCATTACCCTTTTGTATCTGGATTCCGTAGTTATCCATTGTATCAGTTAGACCAGCCACTGGATAATACAAGCAAATGACTTCTGACATTAACATTTCTAACGCAGTAATACAAGATGTCTCTGGCCAGCCTGTAGGATACAACCAATAATCCGCAGTGCTCATTTCATTGTATAATTGTTCCGTATTCAGTTGTCCAAGATGTCTTATACTGTCATACATATCAATAATGTTTTTGAGTTCTTCTTCTTCTTTATTCAAAGGGAACTTAGTATAAGTTGAAATAACCAGTTTGGCATCGGACATAACTAACAAAATTTGAGGCCATAATTCTAAAACCCTTGTTAAACCACGTTCAGTTCTAGATGTGTAAATAAATTTGTTAGTTTGTTTTATTAAAGGAACAATGGATTTTGACGAAGGAAATACCACAGTATTAATACCATTGTTGATAATACTAATTTTATCTTTTAATGATGGATATCTTTTTTTATATTCATTGGCATGCCAATTTGTTTGACAAACACAGCCATCAATATAATTTGACCATTTTTCCAATATAGCATTGTCGCTTAAATTGGAACCATATGGCAGCAATGAGGTATCGTGTGCCCAAATGTAAAACTGATGAAATGAACAAGTGTTATACATTTCTAGAAATGAAATGTAGCGTGAGCAGACAACCGTATGAAATGGTATTTCGTTCATTAGTTTGGGAAAATGAGACAAATGTAAATAGGTTATGTTTGAATCTTGCAATACTTCATTCTTAACATCACCAACAATGTAAATCTTTTTTAAAGTATTATTGATTGTATTACCAAGAGTATGAGCAATTGCCTTGCTTAGATACGCCACCGCCTTCTCGGACCCGCCAATTGCGTTTTCTTTCAAATAACTGTAATTCCAATGAACCTCTGAAAATCCTACATAAAATAAGATATTATTGCTATTTTCACATTCTACTTTTGAAAAACGACAATTGTCTCTGTTTGTAATCTTTTCTAAAGGCAAAAATATATCTTTTACAGCAATTCCATATTTACCATAATCCTTGAGAAAATCAAATGTTTCCAATGGTAATCCATTCACCTTTAGAAACCGAATATAGTCATTTACTAGTCCAATAAAATTTTTATATTCTTCATTTTTAACATGCTGTATAAAAAACTGTAAATTGTATAACATATTTTTGATATACCATGTATCAATATGTTTCTGTTTCTTTATAAAAATAATTTCAAACATTTTTATAACACAATTAAAATCTTGCTTTTTTATTTTGTCTGCCACTAAAATCATATAATACGGTAAAAAAAAGTTACCTTCATCCACTTTAATAAACAATTTTTGGTCCATATTTGTTTTCAAAAACTGTTTCTCATAATAATCTTTTATTACTAGATAATAATTATAAGCAATATTATGTTGATTAGAACAGCAGTAATGAACTATTAAAGGATACAAGCACTCAACTCTTTCAATATCATATGAAAATGCTTCAATTAAATAATAGAACCCGTGTTCCTTTTGCCCCATTGCCGCATAGCAATTATATATGTAAAGACACGACACGTATTTTTCTTGGACCCAGTTGTCTTGTTTTAAAGTGATTTTATACCATTTAATTGCCTCTTCATGACTACCATAATCTTTATAACTATTTGCGCAATAAAAAGCATAACGAAGATATAATTGGTCTCCAGTTGCCAAGGCCTTTGCATGCGCTTTTTCCAAAATAAGAGCGTCATTTAAGTATTTTTTAGGGTCCTTACTTCGGTTGCCGCTACGACCTGATACAACATAATAGTCGCCTTCTAAGACTGTAGAGCGGGAATTTGGTTCTAAAGCGCTGATAAATTCGTGTAGGACAGATAAGTATCTGAATTTCCTTTTATTATTAATTAGAAGGACGCGGGTGTAACTGGTACCCAATGGATTACCAAATTTTAGATGATATTCATGATGGTTTATATCCTTTTTTTTTGATGGTATACAAATGTCACCGTGTATTTCATCGTCGGCGTCAAAAACGAGGAGCAAATCGGTTTTCCCAAATGCTCGGTTAAGAGCAAGGGTCCTATTATGCGCAAAATCAGTCCATTCATCTGAGAAAAGTTCGCCGGGGATTCCTCTGTCTTTGAAAAACTGTGTAATAATGTCTTGTGTGTCATCAGTAGAGCCAGTGTCACAAATAACCCAATAATCAAACCGAATTTTATTACACAGCATTTCAAGAGTACCCTTTATGATATGGGATTCGTTCTTGACTATCATATTTAAACAGATTGTGGCCTTATCATTCGCAAAGTCTGTATCTGCCTTCTCAGTAATCGTTATTTCCATTAAATATAAACCAATTTTATATTTAATTTGTTTTTTGCATTTTATATTATTTTTAATTAACTTTTTTTTTATAGTTTTTTCTTGATTTATTACGTCTGGATTTATTACGTCTAGATTTATTGCTTCTTTTATTGCTTCGCTTATTGCCGTGCTTTAAACCACGAGCAAATGACGAATGTAAAACAGGTTGACCATTATTATCTCTTAATATAAATTCTGCCAAAAACGCAGATTTTTCTTTTGGATTAGCATCAAGATTTATTACATAATTTTTAAAAATTATTATTCGTACTTCATCTTTAGATGGGTCTATATTTGCTTGCCACCACATGTGAACTTTGTCAGTATCTAAAAAATATTTATCTAGTATTTCATCAACCGATAAATCACTTATTAACATTTATAATATATAAATATTATTTTTTACAAATTGAGCAATCCAAGATATAAAGGGAAATCTGTAAAGTAGTCGTAATTATTGATTGTTTCCAATTCTGAATCGGGTATCTCAAACGCGCTTTTCAGTTTTAGATGTAAGACACCCCGGTAACAAGGATTATAGAAATATTTATATTCTTCTAAATTATTAAGATAATTCTTCAAAATATGATACACTACTTTCCAAATATCACCTGTCCATTCTTCTCCATATTTTAATATACCATTTTCATAATAATGCTTTCTGGGTATTTTTAGTTGTTCATTGTAGGTTAAAGGCAAAATATCGTCTATAAATATAGACCCATCCTTTTCTAATACTTTGACACTGTTGCTAAAGTCTCTTAGAAAATACTCGGACTGATGCATACCGTCAATAAATATTGCGTCATATTTTGTCTCATTTAAAGTATTGTCTTTAAAAAAGTCATCCGAAGTGCTTTTTGAAAACTGGAATTCTTTATTTAAAACGTCAAATTTAGGGTCTGGGTCAACTCCCATTTTATTCTCCGTTTTGAAATGCGTTTGTAAAAATGTCTGACCATACTCCACTCCAATTTCCAAATACTTTGCATCTGGATGTGTTACAGAATTAATTGCATGACTTCTATTTGTAAATTGTGTATTGTATTTTGGTCTATTAATATAACCTGTTTTTACAATTTCATATTCTTTTGTTGTTAAATACGTTGTTTTAAAATAACGAACTAACAAATCTGAATCAACATCTATAAAAGAATAACACTTCATTCTATCAAAACCGTAGCTATCCAATTGCTTCCATAAATACTCAATAGGACACTTATTATCTAACAAGATGAAATCAGTTTCATCATCATTATACAAAACTTTTATATATTCCAAATTCAAAATAAGACTGTCTAGACCAACAATACATATTTGCCTTTTGAAATCCATATTAACTAACAAATTGCAATATTTATGAACATAAGTTTTATCCCTAGTCCAAATTTGTACATTATTTCTCGTATCATTCGCAAATGGGTCTTCGTATGCTCCAAGTTCAGCCATCTTCTCAGCAATATTGTATTCTTTGTAATAAATTGGACTGATATATTGCGGACCAATTCGGTTGATTTCTCCATTTCTGATTAAAGAGAAATTGTTATTTGAATTATTCATATATTGCACGTAACCCAGTTTCGGGATTTTCGCCATTTTACAATTTATCGCGGTTCTAAGTAGAATCTCATAGTCGTCACAAATCGGCAAATTCTCACAATAATTACCTAATTTTAGAAGCAGGTCTCGGCGCCAAATTCGCGGATGATTTGGACAGCAAACTAGATGCGACAATGTGATGTTATTTATATTAGGTGTATTGTATACATATGCCCATTTGCCATTGTATTTTTGACAATAATAGGAACCATATCCTTTACAAATATGGTCTCCATATTTAAAGTTATCGCCATTTTCATAAATATTAATGAAGTCCATATATATAAACCCAATTTCTTCATTTTTAGAAAAAACGTTGGTAGCGTCCTCCAATACAGTCGGCAATATTTCGTCATCGTGGTCCATCTCTAAAACATAGTTGCCTCGGCATAAAGATACAGCTTCGTTCTTAACGTTTCCAATACTTCCGCTGTTTTCACTGCGTTTATACATTCGGATGCGACAATCATGTGACAAATTCTTTTTCAAAAATAAAAAATGCTTGTCGTCTGGTGAATCATCAATAATAACCCATTCCCAATTTTCTAGTGTCTGCTTTTTAATGCTATTGTAAGCGCGAATTATTTTTTCATAAGAATTAAATGACGAGGTAAATAGTGAAAAAACTGGTCGCAAATAGGACCTGTCTAATGAACAATTCAAAATGAAACGGTTATTGACTAAATCATTAAATATTTTTACATCTGAAAAGTCCGATTTTGTTAGTTTGATATATTTTTTGTTATCAGAAATTTCTTTGATATCAACGTCTATTTCATGTGCTATTTCATTATGCAATGTAATTAATAAATGGTAATTGGCACTATATATTCGGTTCATTTTTGAAATTTTGTTAGTTATATGAACAGTACAGTTTAAAAGTGCGTTATTTTCAAAAAAAAACTGGTCTAAAGCTGAGTCTTTGTCCTCTCTGTAAAATATAATAAAAGGATACTTCATTATATTTTAATTATTGTTAAATATTTAAATGGTTTTATTTGGTTTTTATTTTCTAATGCGCTTTTTCGTTTCACTTATAACAGTCGCTTAAAAGGGTTTAAAATTCCGGACTATGTTTCTTAAATAAACACCCTTGCGACACGAGCCAATTGATGTCCGTTGTGACAACCCCAGGATTCTGATGGTCGCAATTTGTCATCCAGATTTTAATGATACAGAAATTTTTTTTTGGTGAAATGGTGATACCGGTTACAGCATTAACAAATTGAACATTGCTGCTTACGCTTTCCCCAACTAATAAATACGTCAACTCCTTCCAAACATCGCAAACATTTTTGTTGGATACTTTGTATGAAAAGCAACCACCATTTCTATTCTTCGGGTCTTCCCACATAGGAATTATACCTTCTTGCATAATAAACAACATACAGTTTTTTATTAATGGCTCCGGAAGGCGCTCCGTAATGGCGATTGTCTCTTCTACTGTTGAAAATGTATATATTTGTTTGTAACTCTTCGTTGACCAATCAGTGTCGTGGGGTAAATGTGCCCACAAATTCCACCTCTTTTTTAAAGGTAGGAATACACTCTTACTGCTGATACTACTACTGCTGTTGCTGCTGGTTTCAAGTTCCATTGTTATTGCTTTTTCCAGAGTCACCATTATACTTATATTAAATCAATTTTTTTAAATGATTTTAATTTATTATTAATAATAAATACATTCAGTATCAAAGCTTTTTTCAATAATTACTTTTGGTTCGGATTCTTCTTCTAATTCTTTTTCTATTTCATTTTGTACATCTTCTTCTAATTCTTTCTCTGTTTCTTTTTGTACCTCTTTTGTCTCATTTGTTATTGAGTAACTATCCTTCTTTATAACAATACTTTGCGTTTCATTCAAATATACCATTGCCACATTTTGGTCCATCAGCTCCAATGTATACGAAAATAGCTTATCATTGTCCATACTTATATTCAATACATTCTTCAAGTAATATTTGAAAAATTTAGAATCAAAAATATTATCAACAACATAGTAATTTATGTCTTTGTTAAACAAATCTATAATATGAGTTTGTTCCTTATTTTTCAGATATAATGCCAAAAAACGGATATCCGATATTTCATACTTTATATTATGTAAATTATCCGGGACTTTGTCTAAAATTATCATATCGTTTGTAAATGATTTTATCAAAACCAGGTCGTATTCACTGGTTACTAAAGAATTAGTAATGAGTTTATTTGTTGTTATTATTGGTGTTGGTGTTGACTTAGACATTAAACCTGTAACTCTTTTGGAACCCTCTTGGATATAAGGGATGCAAAACTGTATTGTTTTATTTAACCCAACTTGAAAAAGACTATAAACATAAATAGCATTGTATAGCAATCTAGACACAAGAGGCAAATATGGGTTCAATGTTTTATTTTTTTGAAGCCCATCTGAAATTTGAGATATTATTAAGTCAAAATCACTTGGATATTGATTTTTATAAAAATGTATCCCAAATATCAAGGCAATAATCGTAAGAAATGTTTTATATAGCATTTTAATAATATACATACATATATATTATTTAAATCGTTTTAATTTTTATTTATTGGAATTGTGGGTCGGAACTTCCTGATGGCGCTTGCGTAGATGTTGTTATGTTACTACTACTGTTATTACTATTGTTACTATTGTTATTACTACTGTTACTACTATTGTTACTACTACTGTAAATCAGATTTGAGTTTGAATTTGAATTAGTTTTTGAATTATCGTCACATTTAAATTTTAAGGTTCCAGTTGCTGCATCTAGTCCAAAGACATATAACAATATGGTAACTATTACCGTCATAAACATAAACGGAATAAATACGATTATCCATGATATTATTGACATACCACCTTGACAAAGCGCGTTTAACAGAAATGTAATAGTAATCATGACAATAAATTTGAAAAATGCGGTATTGTATAAGCCTTTAAATGTATCTATAATAATTTGTGTCAATGAGAATGCTAAATAAATAAGTGCTGGGGGGCAAATAGAATCCATTGATAATTAATTTCTTATATTATTGGTATATTTTAATTATTTTTTATAAGGTTTAAGAGAAGATTGGTTCTCCGTCTTTGATTACTCCGACTTGCTTGCCAACCTCCCCATCGTCGTCTACTTCGTATAGAATTCCATTTTCTTCATTGGTAGCATAATAGGTTACGTCATCAATCTCAATTTCAAATACCTCTTCATCTTCTTCTTCTACTTTTTCTGCCTTGCTTTCAGTCGCTTCACGTTCCTCTTCCTCAGAATCAGAAATTTCTTTTTCAGATTCTTCTTCTTCCTCAGAATCACTTATATCATCTTCTTCTACTGCGCTGCTTAAAACTGCTATTTCTTCGCTTACTTCTTCTTCTTCTTCTACTTCGCTTACTTCTTCTTCCAAATCACTTTCTATCACAATTTCATCTTCTTCTGCGTCGCTTACTTCTTCTTCTTCTACTTCTTCTGCTTTTACAACTCCATCAGCCTTTATTTCTTCTATTTTTAATTGAATATGCTCTTCATTATTAGAAGTCTTTTGATTATTTATATTTGTAGTCATATTTGTAGTCACAATACTCTTAATTGCCTCAGATAATTGTGCCAAGGTATTATTAATAGATGCGAGTTGTTCGTGAATTTTAGCAATGTCTTCACTATAATCCTTTATAGGAGTTACATTATTTAATGTATTGAGCTCATCTTCATAAGCCTTGACAACTTTTTTCACAATTGGCGTAGTCAATATATCTGTATCAGACTTATTGTCATTATGTTGTTTTACTAATCCAAGCAACTGCTCAATGCTAATCATTTGTATTAATCTTTCTAAATTTTGTGATAATTGGGACATTTCTTGTTATAATATACTATAACGCTATTCGTTTAATATGATTTAAAAAATATTTAAACTAGTTATATAGATGGATAACAGAAATAGTGACCTAATAAAAAAGGTTTTAGCACAAACTGACTACACAGAAGAAAAGGCAGCAGCCAAGTTGCAAGAATTTAACAATGATGTGTTTCGTGTGTTAAAAGATTATATGGGTATTCCTGAAAAAAAGACAGACACCAAAATCAAGTCAATAAATCAAGAAATATATAAGCAAATTCGCCACTCGTTAGACAGCTCAATGAAGGAATACAGGGAGAAGAACCCGGTGAATATTGAGCAGGTGATTACAAATCTGACTGAATCGGATGAAAATGAGAAATTAAAGAATGGTAATTAAATATTATAAAATAACTGTATTAGATTATTTTATAATTTATTTGTTTCTAGTTTAATTACGTCTTCTAGATTGCCTTGATACTTTTCTTTTATTCATTTTAGTCTTTTTTATAAAACGTCTTGCGTGTTTCTTCTTTGTATTGTATTGTTTCCTATAATGTTTTTTGGTTTTTCTCTTTGGTTTATAATCATTTTTACCTCCAATTGACAAACTAGGATTTACTAATGATATTACCTCGGTTTTATGAATAATATTCATTCCTAACGTTGTTTTAAATAATTGTGTTTGGCTTTCAAACCATTGACATCCTTTTTCATATAAGTTTAAAATATAAGCACGTTGTTTAACAGGATTATCCTTTTCCATTTTTTCAGCTACTTTACTAGCAATTAAATCAGCGTTTTTGGCATTTTCGGTTATTATTTTTTGTTCTAATTCTGCTATTAATTTTTCCTTATTCGCTCGTTGTTGTTGTTGAGCCTTTGTTGGCGGTCTATCTCTGAAAGACAACACTTCTAAAAAATCATGATAACTAGTTTTTATATTTTCTAGTGTTTCTTTAAATCTTTCGGTAATCGCAGTTTTAGAGTTTACTCCAGCTGTTATATCATCCCTTTTAATATCTTCAAGTCTTTGAACTGCTGCTGCTGCTGCTGCTCTACCACTACCCTGTCTTTCACCTTTAATTTCAACAACTTTGGCTGCATCTTTAACTATTTGGTTAATTTCATCGGCAGATTCTGATAATTTACGTGTATATTCTGTTTTCAAACCTTCCATTCTTTGATTAATTGGTGGTATTAAGTATTTACTAGCAAATTGACTATATTCAGGTGGAAAAGGAGCTGCGGCAATAGCTGCTGCCTTTACATTGTTTATCACTGTTTCTAATTGTCCTTGTTTTTTTGATACATCATAAACCGCAAAAGTAGATACTAAAAATTTTTGCTTGACTTTCAATATTGTTGAAATATTATTTATTTTTTCAAAAATGCTAAACTGAACATCATCTTGGATAACACTAGTTATATTTCTAATTGTTATCAGCATATTTAGTAATTCGGATAAATGTTTTATTGTGACTTCTTCCAATGGTTTACCACCAACTTGAATTTTATTTTTTATTTTTTTACCACCTAAAACCATATTTGGGTCTATATCTGGATTTTGAAAGGCAACTGGTTGTAGTTGCACTTGCATTTGTCTTATTTCTGGGTATTCTATTATTATACCAGACGATGCTATTGTTGTAAATATTGTTTGCGTAGCTATTGGTGTTAAAATTCTAAGGTTTAATGTAACTAACAATAGTCCCTCAAATACTTGCTGTTGTTCATGGGGTATCACCTGGTCTGCTGCTGCTAGTGGTGCTACTTCTGCTACTTCCATACCTCCTGGTGCTGGTGGTGCTGGATATAATGAATTTATTGAAATTAATACACTAATAACTTCTTCTATTATAGTTTCAGGTGAAGCCAAACTATTGTTTGTTGTTATTGTTTGTATCGGATTGTATTCTATACAATTAGGTTTTAAACCATTGGCAATAGGTTTTATACTTAGTCCTGCCGCATCTGCCGCAGCTTTTTTTGCTGCAAAAACTGGTGATGTTTGCGGGAGGGGTAATGATGTCTTAAATTCATCTTTACCAAAGAAACTGATATATTTCATATAATAATCATAATGAGGTCTAATTCCCGTTCCTATTAACCAAAATGGGCAAGACTTTAATATTGATTCACCACCAACATTTTTGTCCGTTGAACGAATAGATATAATCAAATTATAATTAGTTTTCAAATATTCTGATAAATCTTTAACATAATCTATTTGAAATGAGTCTCCGAATGACTTTAATGTGATAATTATTTGTATTATCATTCGTTGTGCTACAACATTTTGAATTACATTTCCCATTTGTGCTCCAATTTGAATCCTAATTGCTTCTGGTATTCTATCATATATTGCTTTTGCAAATTTATGTAATCTGACCCATGACGCCCATTGAACTCCAAAAATGTCTACAGGACAAATACCAATGTCTACTCCAGTAATATATATACCAGCATTTTGAATATATAATATAAAATCAGAAACATTATCAATTGTTGTATCAGATTTAACATATTTACCTTTACCTGTCATAAGAGTAATGTCTACTGCCGCCGCGCCGGTTGCTGATGCTGTTAAATTAAAACGAATGCCAGTATATTTATCTCCTTCTTCAGTAAAACTAATATTCATAGCTGCTGGATTAAAACCGCCACCAGCAGCAGCAGCAGCAACAGGAGGTTCTACAAATGAAATAAATCCATCTTGAATTCCAAACATTGCCATAAAGTTATTAATTCCACTTGTCATAAATACTCTGGCATATCTAGAATTTTGCAAATTAATGTCTTGCTCTGCTTGTATTTGAGCAATTAAGGCTCTGAACCTGCCAATATCGGCCATCTGAATAGGAGCCCCATCTAGACCTTTTACGCCAGGAGGAACTATTACAATTTTTGCTATTTCATCATTTGCGTCTTGTCCATAAAATTTAATTTTGGGTATAGGATTTTGATTTGCCGGGTCTAATAATCCAGCTCCAAAACGCAACGGCAAATTTGAGTCTTTAAATTGAGTTATACAATTATTTGACACAACATTGATACCTTCTTTTCCTGGAAGTATATTTGAAACATTCCCATTAGCTGTATTATTCTGTTGTTTCCTTGTTGGTATTAATTTACGTGCCGCGGTTGCATTATCAGGACAAAAAATTAACGACGCATCTGAAAATTTACCTTCATCCGCTTTTATTATATTTCCATCTAACTCTTTATAAAGATATAGACTATCCCCCTCTTCATCATCATCACCAGCACCACTAAATTGCCACAAATATCCATTAGAAGGTAATCCCGATAAATACGGATATTTTTGAGTATTCGCAATCATTACAATATTTACACTATTTATCTTACTACATTTCTCATCAATAAATTTTAACACTGATGTATAATAATTCCATTCACCATCTGATACAACCGTTTTTGAAATCAATTCTCTTATAAATTCCTTTATTTTTTGAGCATCTGGATTAGCTCCGGGGTTTAAATTATCAAAAAATACTTGTATTACTGGGTCATAATTGTTTTCTACCAAAGTATGAACCATTCCTTTCAAATACGGCAAAAAATCGTGGCTTAATTCGTCTTTGGTTTTAGCTAGTGATGCAACTAAAAATGCTATAAACAAGATTCTATTATCAACATTGGCTAATCCACTCACAATATCATCTCTATAATATTCGGGAACATCGTCGCCAAGATATTCAATAAAAGGACCTCCATCACAAGCTGCTCTTATTTCACCGCCGACCATATCAACCCCTGTGGGTGATACAAGTATGTTAGTGGTGCCTTTATAATCGTCAACCATACCTTCTTCATCAATACCTTCTTCATCAAATTCATGTTCATCAACATGAACATCATCATCATAACCATCAGGACCTAACACAGCTGCAACACCTGCTGCAACACCTGCTGCTACTGGAGGAGCCACGTCATTGGGAATCTCATCCATTGCTAGGGTTTTAATTACCTCATTCGTTATGCTTTCAATACAATTAACATAATTTAAAAGCATTTTATTTTCCAAGCTATTTTCACTGGACAACATTACAAATAAATCATTCAAATCATTTAAACGTGTAATCCAATATACATTTATTATTTTTAATAATTCATATCTAACACCCATAATGGTCGTTTCTTGTGCTAATAGCGTTATCCATAAAATTTCCTTATCACTAAATTTTCTATACATATTAGGAGTAATAGTATCAAAATCAGGCATTCCTGTAAAAAAATTTCCACCACCCAAAAATGATTTTTTTAAGCGACCACCAAAGGTTTCTTCATCATCTTCTTCTATACTACTATTACTATTACTATTACTATTACTATTACTATTACTATTACTATTACTATTACTATTACTATTACTAGCCGTAGCTGCTGTGTTTTCTTCTTCAGTAAAATAAAATTCATCATCATCTTCAGCAACATCTAAAGCCATAGCACTAGGAGTATCAGTTAAACTTATTTTAGATAAACTATCTAAAATTCCTTGAGGCACACCAAATATCGGTTGCACTAATCTTAATTCTATTATTCTGTTTAAAAACTCTCCATAAGGATTGCTGTTGCTATTACTAATAGGGGTATCTACCGTCATTATACTACTGCTACTACTGTTGCTATTACTATTACTAATAGGGGTATCTACCGTGATGCTACTACTTTTACTGCTACTATTACTGTTGATATTACTCTTGATATTACTATTGCTATCATCTATATTACTAATAATTTTTTTTAATATATCCAATTGTGCAGTAGCATAATTTATATCAGTTGGATTCTCATACAATGGACTATAAAATGATATTTTTATATTTTCCAATAATTCTACAATAGGACTTATTAGTTTTATAGACAAACTCAAAAAATATATATTTGATGAATTCTCCTCTGAATTCTCCTGTGGATTATCCTCCTCATTCGCCTCCACCATTACAGCACTTTTTACTTGGGTGACTCCTAAAAATTTATTTGGTACTCTATTTGATATTTCTTTTCTGGATTTTTGTATATTTTCTAGTAACGTGCTCAATCCTTCAAACACAGTTAACAGACTAAATTCATATTTTTTATCATCATCCTTTTCTTCTTCTTCATCATCTTCTTCATCATCCTCTTCCTTTTCTTCTTCATCATCAACATAATTTCCTAACATCATATCAATATAAATTCCCAACACATGAACAATTTCTTGTTGAAAAGAATTTCTTGGTTTTAAAGAACTCATTAATGAACTTAATGATAATACAATAGCATTATTTATTTTTAAATTTAAGTTATCAATAGTTTTTTCTAATACAGTTATTTCATTATCGTCTACTAATAAATCTGGTTCTTCAATGACTTTTTTTAATACAACATTTTCTTTTTCCAGGTCTGTAATATTTAGTTTTTTTGCAAGAGCTATTTTTGTTTTTAATTTACGGCTTATAGCATGGTAATATAATACATCTACACTAGTTTTTTTACTACTATCCAATCCTGCTTTTTTAGTATCACGATGTGGAATGAGATTACTTTGCAGCGCGTTTCTTTTTCTGCTCAAATTAGCAATAGTAGAATCAGAAATACCAGACGCATTAAAATCATTAGAATCGTTAGAATCTTGACTACGTATACTATCCTGTTTTGAAAATACTGAAAATGAAGAATTATTATTTCCAAGATTTATATTTTCAAGAGTGTTACTATTTTGAGCTGCCTTTGCTCGGCTACTAATACTATTATTATTAAAATCATCATCATCATAATCATAATCATAATCATTATCATTATCCATACGAGTCATTGACATTTGTTGTTTTTTAAAAGCATCATATTGTTTAAACAGTTCTCGTTTTTTAGGAATGGTATTATAAAAATTATTTAATGCCAATAAAAAATTATAAGTTTCTTCATCTCCACTTGAAGCAAAATCTGTTATAAATTCTTGAGGATTACTAACATAATCCATCCAGGTTCTCTTGTAAAATGATTCCAAATTCCCATATCTTAAATTAAAATGTGAAACAAATTTATCAAGGTCTTCCATAGTTATTTCTCCTTGTCCTGACATTTTAATATATACATATATTTATTTTTTAATCATTTTACACAGCCATACCAAATTTTTCATTCATAATTAACCCTTTATTCGGCTTTTTCTGCATCCGCGACTTTAATTGGTAATTATTACTAGCAATTATCTTATTATTCAATATGAACTCATCATTGTCCTCATGAAGCTCCGGCAAAATTCGCGTTAACGGCTTGTCCACAATTAGAAACAGACGCTCATTCCTTAACAAAGACCTGTATTCCTGGATAGACAAATTGCCATAAAACTTCTCCAACATATAATAAGGATTTGGCGCCGGCTTAATGTTCTTCTTATAGTCGTAAATCTTTGAATAAATATGGTTTAATAAATGGTATCTCTCAAACTTTGCCGAGCTGTCAATTGGCTCATTCATTAGATGCGCTACGCCGCATTCCGGACTACAAAAGCAACCATAAACGTGATATGTGCCATTGATGTAATGCTTGGGCACGTAAATCGGGGGATTGTCAAAGTCACACGTGCACCAAAAGCACGCAGACTTCTTATTATTAACATTGTTAATGTGTAAATTGTGCTCAAGCTGCTTCAACTTGCGCCAAACATCCTTTGCGTTGCCTTTGTTGTCCGAATAGTCTTCGTCAGATTCCTCGCAAGATTCATAATTTGTGTAATTATTTTTGGACAAATCAATGTCTAAATTGGAATGTGAATGAGAAGCCATAATATTAAAGCCTTTGATGTCATTAATTGGGTTAGTGATAGAGGATGGCGCATTTACCAGCGAATTTTTTAAAGAACTTTTTAATATACTGTCACTTTTATTGTTTATTAAATCGTATTTGAGTTCGCCTAAATTAAAATTATAAGATTCAACTACATTAGCATTGGATTGCTGAAGGTCTTTCATAGAGCATTTTAGATGTAAGATAACGTTTGGCTTATCTATTTTTTGTGTCTCAGTTGCTACAATGTTTTGAATGATTTTGCCGCCTTTTGGCTTACGACCACGTTTCTTGGCAGTTTTTTTCTCTTCTCCTACTTGTTCTTCTTCTACTTCTAATTGTTCTGCTTCTTCTGTTTCTCCGTTTACTACTGTTTCTCCGTTTACTACTGTTTCTCCGTTTACTACTGTTACTCCGTTTACTACTGTTACTCCGTTTACTACTGTTACTTCGTTTACTACTGTTACTCCGTTTACTACTGTTACTCCGTTTACTACTGTGTTTTGTTCTTGTTTGATAATCACATTTTTCTCTTCTGATGCTAATTCAGATGCTAATGTGATGGTCGTTTCAGATTCTTTAACTATTTCTTTAACATGCAACTGAATTGTATTTGCTTTATTATTTAAAGCAGCTAATAATTCTGCCTTGGACTTTCTACCTCGCTTAGGTTTTACGGGTTCTAAAACCTTTACTTCAGGTTCTAAAACTGTTACCTCTTTTTCTTGTTTAACTTCTTTTGTCTTCTTTGTAGCTCTTGTTTTTTTAGTTTTTTCAACTTTTTCAACATTCGGTTTAGTCTCAATTATAGGAGTATCAGGAGTGATTAAAGTAGACTTTCTTGGCATTGTTAGTTGTATATTAATTGTAATCATTAATTTAAATCATTTTAATATATATTTTTTCATTTATCAATAAACCAATAAATATATATTAAAATTAAATATTAAAAGCATTTTCTGCAAACCGGAATATAATTATCAGACCCTACTACAGTCTGCTCTGTTTCTCTTGTGATTCGCTTTGAAAATATACCAGGAGTCCCATCTTTACAAATACTACACAATGACGCCAATTTGGTCACCTTGTCTGACAAAGGTATCAAATCTAAAATCTGTCCAAACTTCTTGCGTTCAAAATCTCCATCTAATCCACCAACATAAACTTTCTTTCCGGAAGACAACAAACTAACAACAACTTCATGTAAATCGGCAAAGAATTGCCCCTCATTGATGATTACAACTTGTGCATCCTGAATATTCGTTAGAACATTTGTTAGAGTATCCGTTTTAATACAAGGAATCATTACCTTATCGTGCGTTGAAAGAAGTGTATCGTGATATCGGTCGTCAATACAGTGGTTTACAACTGCGACTGGGATATTACAAAACTTACACTGTTTGTAAACATCCACTAGACGACTGGTCTTGCCGGAAAACATAGGACCGATGATTAACTCCAAGTACGCAGTACAAAGGGTTGGACTCATTGTTGTTTCTAGTATAATATATAATAGTATTTCTAAATGGGTTTTCTAAAAAAAATTGTAAAGAACAATAGAAAACAATATTATAAAAATACTTAGAATTAACAACATATTATATTATAAATACAATAAAATGTCTAAATTTCTCCGACTCGCACATGATTTAATAAATACTAGATACATTACAATGATTTGTATGTATAAAGGTGAATATCATATAAAAATAGCTAAATCGGTTGAAAACAGTATACAAGGCGGTGCTATTATGGGTAGTGGATTGTTTACAAGAGACAATACAACTATTATTATCAAGGAAAAAGAACATGCTGACAATTACAAAATAGTGAGTGAATGGATTCAAAAAAATGAAGATTTATAAGATAAATGAAATATAAAAAATAGATTTTGTAAAAAAAGAATTAAATATTAATTATCATTTAATATAATATTTAAATGACAGGAACTCCATGGGTTGAGCTTTTTAGACCAACAAGTTTTGACGATATTGTTTTAGACCCTTTAAATAAGAAGATACTAACAAATATAATTAATACATCTTATTTCCCCAATCTGCTTTTTTTTGGCCCTCCAGGTACTGGCAAAACTACGACCATTATTAATCTAGTGAATGCATATCAAGAGGTACTTGGGCAAAAAAACAAAGGCCTAATGATACACTTGAACGCATCCGATGAGCGCGGCATAGACATAATAAGAAACCAAATCAACCAATTTGTAAATTCCAAATCGTTATTTAATCAGGGCACCAAATTTGTCATTCTAGATGAGGTGGATTATATGACAAAAAATGCGCAACAGGCTTTACGATATTTGCTGCAAAATTACACAGATGGTGTGCGTTTCTGTCTAATATGTAATTATATAAGTCGCATTGATGAAGGTCTCCAAAACGAGTTCTTACGTTTGCGTTTTAATCAGCTACCAGAGAAGGATATTATTTCGTTTTTAAAGAATATTTCGGTTTCAGAAAAGCTGAATATAACGGATAAATCACTTAGACTAATACAACAATTATATAAGTCGGATATAAGAAGTATGATTAATTTTATGCAGTCAAATCAGCACATAAAGGACGCCGAGTTTAATATTATAGATGAAACTGTATGGTCTGAATTATTTACAAAAATAGAAAAAAAGGAGAATCTAAATGACATTGCTAAATTAATAAATGTTACCAGTCTTAGATACAACATTGATAAAAAGAATATAATCAAGGATTTTCTCAATTATATTATTCGTAATAAGGGACATTTAGTTTCATCGCAATTCCTAAATTTTGTTGAAAATATAATGCATTTTGAGGATTGTAAAAACAGTCATTATGTAAATTATTCGCTTTCTAAATTATCATCATTGTTATAAGAATTGTTGTAAATTGCCATTCTAAGTTTTAGTTTCAACATGAAGTCATTTGGCGGCGAACTTTTGGACGGGTCAAAGACGTTTTGTTTCAGACTATATTCCTTAATTCTATTTTGGGAAGTAGGAGAAATTTGCGAAATGGGGGTTAAAATGCCTCTTTCATGAATGACGCTTAACTTTTGGCTCAACATTATATTATATAGTATTGCGAAAATATTATATAATTTTTAATTTAAAGAAAATAACTGAATTTAAAATTGAATTATATATATTCCAAAACAGCTTAAAGACATAATTCAGTTTAATATAGCGCAAAAATGTCTTTAAGTCATTCTAAAATAAATAATTCAAATGATAATATAGACGATGAATGGTCTAGTTTTATAACACATCAATGTGACGATAGCGATAACGATAATGATTGTATTAGTGAAGAAGAAGACTTAGACGTTGATGTATTTGGCAATTCGTTGAACATTAAATCAAATACTAAGGGTCTAATCGGAAAGACCTTGTCTGTAAAGACTTCTTCATTGGATATAGATACGATTACTATCCCGGTGCCATCAGACATTTACATATCAACCAAATCCAAAATTGCCTACTTAACCGAGCCAATTGATTTGAAAATTTTCTGGGATATACCAGTAATCCCTTACGCAACTGCTGAAAACGGCGTTATAAAAAAGCAAATAAAATTTAATTCAAAAAGTCAAGAAGAATTAAATATTATTCAAGAGAAATTACAAGGTGAATTATATTTTGAGGAGCACGTTATGTCGCATATTGACAATCCAAACGGCCGCATCAAATTCAAGGACATCCGAAAAATCACCATTGGAATTTCCAAGAAAGATATTATGAGTTATAGGTCAAAGAAGAAGCAGGCGTTTTATAATTGTTTTGTTATGATAATACGTCTGAAGATAGAAGGACTATTTCGCGAATTTCATATAAAGGTATTCAACACTGGTAAAATGGAGATACCTGGGGTTCAAAATGATATGATGTTTGAGCTAGTTTTGAAAAACATTATTGAGATTTTACAGCCATATGCGGATAAACCAATGTCGTATAATAAGAAGAGTGACACAGTTTTAATTAATTCCAACTTTAACTGCGGGTTTTATATAGACCGAGAGCGTCTCTATGACATATTAAAATATAAATACAACATTCACGCCATATACGACCCGTGTTCATATCCGGGAATACAGAGTAAGTTCTATTATAATAATGATATTGGAATTCAGACGGGTATTCAAATAAATAGTGAGAATAAGGCGAAATATAAAAATATAACGGAGGTGTCATTTATGATTTTTAGGACTGGCAGTGTTTTAATTGTTGGTATGTGCGAGGAGAATGTACTAGTAGAGATTTACGAGTTTTTAAAGTCGTTGCTGAAGGCGGAATTTAATGAAATATTCCAAGGGCTAATAGATATAGAAAGTCATAATAGTATTAAGAATAAAAAGAGAAAGATACGTAAGAAGATAATTACTGTTTTCTAGATTCGTTTATTTTAAATTAAGAAAAATCTGGTCCAAACTAGTATTATCATAATTTAGTTCAAAGTAATTATGTATATTTTGCTGAATAATAGAATCATCTATTTGTTTTTTCTTTGATAAGAACCCGTGCATAAAATCTTCTATGATGGTTTCCTTTTCTTTTTCACCTTTAACAAAGGTTTGTTTATATGCTAACAATTTAGTAAATAAATAAATACACTCTAAATAGGGTTGTTTTATTTTACTTTTATTTATTAAATTATGGATTATTAAAAGCTTATTAGAGCATATTAATATATTTTCTCCAGGAGCAGTGTAAAAGTGAATTGCGTGTTTGTAAATATACATACAAGTATCTAGATATTTTAGTAAACATTTTTCTTCATTTGTTAGTTCATTCATTGTTCTTTTGTATTCATTATTGATTTCATATATTGTCTTTTTATAAACAAATGTAGTAGCATCTCTGGAACTGAGTTGTAAAAATGACACATTATCGTCGGATATTTGTTCAATAAATTCAATATAAAAATAATATGCTTTTTGACTGTGATAAAATGTTAAATCTAGGTTTTTTGTATAATAGAATACAATAGAAAATACATGCATAATTGTCTCAATTCCTCGTTCTAAAATGAACTTATAGCAATCACATTTTTTAATCCTTATTTTTTCATTGAACAATGCCAAATATTCAGATATAGAACTAACAAATTTTGTTAGTATGTCTTGAATAGAACAGTTGATGTTTTGTTTATAATTCTCCACACGAGTTATTGTGTAATGTGGATTTTCTATTACTAAATGGTTTTGACTTTGATTGTGATTTTTACTGCCTTTCATTTTAATCTATATTTATTTAATATTTATTTTATATTTACATTTTATATTTATTCTCTTTTATTCATTTTCTTCTAATTTCATTCATTTTCTTATCTTTAAAATAGCAAATTAATAAATAGTATTTATAAGTATTTAAAGACTTTAAATCAAAAACTAATATAAATGTCTGATAAATCAGCTACTACAGCTACCACTACTACTACTACTCCTGCGTCTACTAGTGCTTCTGCCGCTACCGCCCCTAATTACCGTCTCCCTTCTGACGTGACATTGCAGCACGCAAGTAAGTTGGCGATTGTTGAGGACAAGCCGATTATGTTGGATTATTGGACCGCATCAGTTGACAAGAAGGCACTTGTTGGTGTGCGTGAGTCGGGTGAGAAGTTGCTCGTGAAGTCTGCTGAGGAGTATACTAGTCCGATTGCCAAGTTTTACAAGTCTGTGACTGAGTATATTATTATTACTGAGAATTCCATTTATATTGTGTCTAGTGATATCCCAACGAGAAAGATATCTTAGACAACTTTTCTATCGCCGCGCTTATAAAAAGCAGAGCAAAAAAATGCTTTGCTATGATTATAATATGATTTTTTTCGCTACGCAAAAACTTCATGAAAAATCATATAAAAAATTGATATAAAAAAACAGTTATAATAATATCATTATATACAATATAGATATTATGTATAAGAAGTACTTTAATAAATATGGAAATTTCTCGCACATCCTTAATATTGAAATTGATGAAAGTTTGACCGAAGATGAAAAAAATATAATTCTTTACGATATATTCAATTTAATTAATGAAAAACATATTAAAAAATATATATTAAACAACATTGATGTCAGTATCAAATGGAGGGTTTACGACAACACTGATTTATTACATTATTATACTGATGGTGCTGGCATTTTTGCTGATAGAGCAATTAACGAGCATACAAAATTATTATTAAATGACATAAACAAAATTAAAAATAGTGATAAGTTTAAAATATATCTTAGTAAACCTCTAACTAAATCTATTTGTATAATGTAAATAATATAATAATTTTATTATTAATAAAATAAAATAATAATCACCATCTATAATAATAATGTCTCATTCTTCTTTTGGTTCAGGCTCTACTTCAAATGGTCAATTTTGGTTCGGTGGCTCTACCTTTCCTGGATTTCTTTATAAGAAGAATGTAGGCGTTGGTGGCCGTCGCAGTACAAAGATGGCAGCTGGTGGTAATATTACTTGCAATCAGCCTACTGATTTGTGGAATAAATACACTCCGGGTGCCGGTGTTGGCGCTTCATCCGTTGCATCTAGACGTGCTAAATTGCGTCTTGCTACTTCTTGCTCTAGAAGTCAAACTTGCGGCAAATTCTATGTTGAATTGGGACAAAACCAAATAAGACCGTCGCAATTTACCACGTATAACTCTAATTTTACTTATTAGAATAAATAATAACTTTGAATTAGTTTATTATTTATTGAACACATTTAAACGCTTTAGACAATGATATACTAACAAATGTCCAGACATATATTATACAATTTATTTCCATTTTTTAAGGGTTTGCTAAAATCCGAATCAAATAATCCAAATATATTAACACTTTTAGGCACGTCTGTTGTTTTAACCTATGGACACGGTTCATATGCCTTAGCAACTAACAAAACAGAAGAAATCTGTGTTACAAAGAAATACAAATATGTTGCCAATGGTTTCACCAATTTTATGATTGTTGACGACAAAGGGCGGCATTTTAATGTCAATAATAGTTTTTGGTATTGGAAATGGGATTCTATTGAGGATTGGACTAACATTCAATCGGATAATGATAATACTAAAGATAAAATCCTTGTAAGCTATTATGGTTACAGAATCCCATTCTTAGGTTTATTCCCTAATGTTGTTGACTTTCCAACAAATATAACCCTATATAATTCTAGAAATGATGATATTCTGAAACACGTGCATATTTAAAGACGAGCAACATTACATAGTAGCAGGAGGAATGAACTGTGTTGGTTGGTAATTATTGGCTCTTAACCATCTTTCACCGCGGCCACCAGCACCGGCGCCATTGTACGCCAACTGGTAATAGGTTTGATGTGAATATTGCGGCTTACTCAGATTGTAAAATGAGTTGCCTTGGTTTAAAAAGTAAAAAGGCGCATAACTTCTGTTATTTTGTGTGCCAAATGAATTTGTAGCAACGCGCGAGTTGAGTCTAGTGAAGCCCATTTTATACTATAGTGCTATATATTTTATTTTTTATAATTCTTTATTTTAAAACAAAATAAGTATTTTATATTTCTTTTATTCAAGAAATTATTTTTTGTATTTTATATTTCTTTTAAAGAAAAATAAAATATGTATAAGCTTCGGACGAGGATTGAACTCGCGGCCTTTCGCTTACAAAGCGAATGCTCTACCACTAAGCTACCGAAACTTTTTATTACAATTCGTATATTATACTATACTCCTCAAATAAATATAGCAATTCCTCTTTAAGTTGTTTTTTTCAAAAATATATTGTTTTACTTAAAATTTCAAATAATAAAAATAGTTTAAACATATAATTATATATTTATTTATATAATTTATATGTTTTCAAATAACGATGAATTAATTCAAGAAAATATTGAATTAAAACAAAAAATACATGAACTGGAAGCTAAACTAGCTGAAACACAAGAACATCTAAAAAAATATACAGCTCCATCTAGAAATAAAAAATATTATGAAACACATAAAGAAATTATAAAACAAAAAATACAAACTGCAAATAAGGTTGCGCCAATTACTTCTGAAAAGAAGAAGGAGTATAATAGAATAGCCTATCTAAATAGAAAAGAAAAGTCAACCAATTTAGCAGAATAAGTATTATTGCGCATAAACTACTTAATAATAATATTTGTATATAATATATGGTAATAAAATTTAATAGTGAATTATTAGAATCATTCTGTAAAGAATATAATATTAATTTATTGGAAAAATTGGATGATAATATAACATGTAATACAAAACTATCAGCTAAATGTATTAATGAAACATGTAATGAAAATTTTAATAAGAAGTTTCATGTTTTATATAAATCAAAAATATTTACGTGTAAGAAATGTACAATAATTGCTGGTCAACAAAAAAATAAAAATACGGTTATCAACAAATATGGTGTAGAATTTATCAACCAAGCTTTAGAAGTAAAGGAGAAAAAAAAACAAACATTTTTACAAAAATATGGCGTTGATAATGTAGCTAAAAATATAGATATAATTAATAAAATAAAAGATACAATTCGTATAAATTATATTAATAAATATAACGAAAATCCACCAAAAATATTAACAGTTGAAGAAAAAAATCAAATAATTGTAGATAAATACGGGACATTAAATTTTCGCAGTTCAGATTATATAAAAAACAAAATAAAGCAAACTGTTATGGAAAAATATGGCGTTGACCATATATCAAAGAGTAAAGATATAAAATTATTAAAAATAGAAAATTGTCTTACCAAATATGGAGTTGAATATAATGCTCAACGTCCTGATATAGCACACAAAATGACCAGCAGTAATTTTATGCTAAAAGAATATAAATTTCCGTCTGGAAGAATAGATAAAGTCCAAGGATATGAACCCTATGCGCTAAATGATTTAATAAATAGTTATGAAATAAACGAAAATGATATAATTACTGGTGTAAAAAATGTTCCAGAAATTTGGTATTATGATATTAATCAACAAAAACATCGACATTTTGTGGATATTTTTATAGAAGCTCAAAATAAATGTATTGAAGTTAAGTCGTCATGGACTGTAAAAATGAAAAATGTATTTATTAAACAAGACGCAGCAAAGGCATTAGGTTACTTATATGAAATTTGGGTGTATAATGAAAAAGGAATAATTATTGAGAAACACATCTAAAACTCAATATTTTTCAACGCGTCAATAGTAGCGTCCGAAAGCTTCTCAGGGAACTTCACATCAAAAATAATAATCATATTACCAGTATGTTCGTCACGCGAGAATCCCATATTTGGTATTACCTTTTTGTATCCATTGGGAATAATATTGCCGGCGTTATTGTTAATTGTATAAGTCTTTCCAGTGATATATTTTATTTCAAATGTGAAACCACATAGCGCTTCCTTTACCGAAATAGTTTTTTGTAAAAAGAGGTCCAACCCTTGCCTCTGAAACCCTGTATTATTTTCTATTTTAACAACAACCTTAACATCTCCCTTGCAGTTTTCATTTAAAACATGACCCTTGTCTTTTAATATAATGAGCTCGCCTTCATCCATTCCTTTAGGAACAGGTACATAGATAGTTTCATGCTCAAATACCTTGTTGCCGTTTTCCATTATCCAACGCTCAGTATCTATGGGAACAGTAGTTCCGGTTAAAATTTTATCAATCGGCACTGTAATTATCACCGTAATAGGCTGCGGTTTTTGATTCTGATTTAAATTTACAGGCATACCATTATGAAAGACGCGAATATTTTGGCCAAATGGGGGGCCTTGGCCAAATGGGGGGCCTTGGCCAAACTGGGCAAAATGAGGCATACCTTGCCCCATATTCATTCCAAATAGTCCTGCTAATATATCATCCATTTGCCCCATATTCATATTCATATGCATATTAGGCCCCTGACCAAATGGATTTTGACCCATCATTTTGACAAACGGATTATTTCTAGTCATATCATAATCACGCTTCTTATCGGCATCACCTAATGTCTCATATGCGTCACTTATTTTCTGAAATTTTGCTACAGATTCTACACTATTGCCATTTCTATCTGGGTGATGTAACAACGACAAACGGCGATACGACTTTTTTATTTCTTCGCTAGAAGCAGTTTCAGTCAATTCTAAAATCTGATAATAATCATCCGACATTCTGAATAATATTATAATAAAAGATAAGCTTAAATACTTATCAACGTATATATTTATATTCAAAATAAAATGAAAGAATTGTTTTTAAATAAATACCAACCCTTCTTTTTCAAGGACTTTGAAACAGACCACGAAATGTTGGATGTTTTAAGCACATTAATCAATATGAATAATCTTAATGTGTTATTTATTGGTGACATTGGTAGTGGTAAAACAGCATTCTTAAATGCTGTGATTCGTGAATATTATAAGGATTTAGAACCGAGTCAGTACAACGATAACATATTACACATAAATAGTCTTAAGGAACAGGGAATTAATTTTTACCGCAATGATGTAAAAACATTTTGTCAGACTTGTTCGTCTATCAAGAGCAAAAAGAAAATTATTGTGTTGGATGATATAGACTTTATTAATGAACAGAGTCAACAAGTGTTTCGTAATTGCATTGACAAATATAGTCACAATGTTCACTTTATTTCGTCGTGTAGTAATTCACAGAAAGTAATTGAATCGTTACAATCTAGACTTATCATTATCAAAATTAAACCACTACAACGACAAAACTTAATAAAAATAATGCATAAGATAAAACGTTTAGAAAATATTGTAATTACGGACGAGGCCGAGGATTTTATATTGAATGTTTGTAATAACACAGCTAAAATTTTAATAAATTATATGGAAAAATTCAAACTGTTAAATGACCCCGTCACATTAGAACTGGCGACCAATGTCTGCTCAAATATCAGTTTATCCACGTTTGAAGAGTATACGCAGTTTTTAAAAGAAGGACAATTAAATATGGCAATTAAACTGCTGTATAATGTATACGATAAAGGCTATTCTGTGATGGATATTTTAGACAATTATTTTGTTTTTGTTAAAATCACTCAACTATTAACTGAGGAGCAAAAATATAACATTATACCTTTCATTTGTAAGTATATAACTGTGTTTCATAATATTCACGAGGATGAAATAGAAATGGCGCTATTTTCCAATAATTTACAACAAATTCTTATTTAGAGTAACTCAACATTTATAATAATTTTATATTATACAATTATTATAGATATATTATGCCATCACAAATATTTAAAAATCCAGTTCCAAATGAGTTATTAAAGAATTTATTTGATGATAATGCCATCAAAACAGATACTGGATATACAATAAATTATAGTGTTTATAAAAAAGGGATATTCAATGAAAGTATCCCAAAATTTTTAACAGAATGCAGACCATATTATCACATTTCTAAACGCGATTATATTGATAGGAAGTTGACATACAAGTCATTTAATACAATTATACGCCAAATATGTAATTTCAACAAGATTACATATACAACACAAATAAAATACGACAAGTCTATTTATGACATTGTTTACGAGATACAAGTTTAATTATACATATTCTTAGTCAACCGAACTAGCTGTCTAAATCTCTTTCTGTTATATTCTATTCCATCATATGCAGCAATCTCATATCGGCTGTCCATATTCTCTTGCATAAATTCATATGTATTTTCACTCATATCATAAGATAAATTATTATAGTTAAATAAAGTGTAACTGAAATTGCCATTGATATTAAGAGTCAAACTAAGAAAATCTATTACGTCGTTGGATGACTCGGCGCAAAACATAAATGGCTGGAAGTTGGTCTTGTTTCTGCCCTTTTTGCCAAAGATATCGTCACGCTTTCCATTAATTACATATACACCAGATAACTCATTGTAACTGATGAAAACACGGGTGTCAACGGTTATCTCTTCATTTGACTCGTCTAACTCCTCAATACAAAGAACTAAGCAGCTATCCTGCTCAGACTCCTCATTTAAATAAATGGTATCTTGGTTAAAATTCGTGTCTAGGGTTTCAATGGTCATTGTGTTATATATATTAAACACTAAATGCGTTTAAATCATTTTTAAATATTATATTTTTTTATTATTTTTAAATTATAATTATTCATCCTTATAATATACCATTTCAGTGTTTGAATTGGTGCTCATAATATATAATTTACCACATAATATTTCATATTCCTTGAATAAATGTGTATTTAAATTGTATACATATCGGTTAGCACTTGTAGGTGTAAAAAACTCAAAATTGTGTTTGTCCAGTTGCCCTGATTGTAATATTTCAATACTTTTAATGTTTTTTAAATAATAAAATTTCAAGTTTTGAATTTGTTGATGTGGATTCGGGTCACATTCATTCTGCCATAAAATAATAAACACGTTTTGAATTCTCTCATTTTCCTCCTGTTTATCCTTTTTATCCTTTTCAAAAAAACCAATAATTCTATCAGTAAAATTTACTTTATATAAATGTATTATGTAATTTTGTAGACCATATTTAGATTTGATTATATTTACTGTGTTAATTATATTTAATGGTATTGGAAATAATCTTACCACTTTTTATAAGATATATATAAAATAATAAATGTTGTGTTTATTATTTTATTATTGTTATTTCTGTTTTTAATTGCTTTCTGTTTTTAATTGGTTTCCGTTTTTATTTGCTTTCTTAAAATTTAAACTGAGGCACATTGTCGCCAATATTCAATGGTTTTGGCCCATATACGGGTAATGTAGTGGAACTAGGAACTTGCCAAAATGAAAACCAATCCTTATTATTATCATTATTTTCGTCATTTGTTTCTGATGCAAGAGATTCTATTATACTCATTTTTGTATTGCCATTATTTGAAAAAGGCGCTAATGCTAAAACAAAATACTTCGCCAAAATGAACTTACTCTGGAATATTTGCTCGCTACTTAATCTAGCAAACCACTCATAATTGCGGCGTTTTAGAATTGCTGTAGCCGGTATCCAAATTCCATACATACCATCATATAATTTCATATAATCCTCTCCCAATAAATCATCAACTAACACCGGTTTATTATCTATTGTTTTTGTTCCAACATCAGTGCCAGCAATGAGATTAATACGCTTATTGTTTACATTTTTATTTGCCCACTTATCAAAATTACCTAAAAAGTCTATTTGTGCTGTATAATCGCCTGAAATTAGACGCTGCATATAGTCAATAAATTCCCTTAGTTGTTCATTATTCTTTTTGGCACCAATAAAACTGGCATCAGGATAAAAACGGTTATTTGTTGAGCTAATATTTGTATTTACATTTTCACAAACAAACATTTTGTCATCTTGTGTTCCATGATGATACATATCTAGTAAATCCTTGAAACATAGGAACGAGATTGGCACGGATATGCCGCCATAATTGTATATCAACTTGGCCAGTGCCATTTGTCTTATATAAGAAACAATTGGGTCGCTAACTATGCTTAAATCAATATTCCAACCGGGTATCAACTTGGCAAACGAATTATCGTCTACAATACAAATCGTGAATGATTGGTCGCAGTTTTTGATAATACTCTTGACGCATAAGTTAAGATAAGGCTGATTTAAGTTGTATGAACTGCGGGAACCGAAGCTTATCCAGTCACGCGAATTGTATTCATAAGGCGTATAAATCCACATTATAGGTTTTTTACTCTTGGCTAAAGATGATTCGTTTAATAAATATTGCTTCACATCATTATAATTATTGTGTTTCATGTTTCTTGCCTTTTTCTCTAGATATTTCTGAAAAAGTATTCCAAATACTACAAGAATTATAAATCCAAATAAATAACTTGTGGTTAATGCTGATAACATATTTATATATTGAATATATTTTATTTTACTTTGTTTTATGATTCTATTTTATGATTCTGTTTTATTTGTTAAACCTTGTTTTGAATGCCTCATAACCATTCTTTGCAATATATTCCATGTTGCGCATTGTTACAGCATAAGAAGACCCAGAATGCCCGTCATTTACAGGGTCCTTAGCTAGTTCATTACGTAGACGTTCTAATTGTGGAACACCTGTGGTAAACATAAACCCCTTGTCATCGTCTGGTTCATAATTTTTGAGCCAGTTCCACAATTCACAACGACTGATTGCCTGATGTGCGCTTTTAAAATATGGTCTTGACCATTCATTTGTGAATTCAAATTCTCCATTGCCAAAATAATCATTATTATTTAAAGGGTTCATATTCATGTTCAAAGACATTGTGTTAAATATTTATTACTATTAATAAACTGATAGCTTTATACTAGTTTAAAATACATTTTGTCTTGTATCTTGTATCTAATATATAAGCAAATGACATCCTAAATATAAGTAAAAATTGAAAGTTAATATATAAAATACTATTATTGTATAATATATAATATAATGGATAATACAATTGAAAATTTAAAAGCTACTGCTTACCTTATTCAGGCAATTAAAAGCAATGATGAAGAAAAATGTGCTCATATTTTAGAGACCGAAGAGGTTTATTTAAATAAAACGGACAATGAAGTGCCTGAACTTGAAACCGATTGTTGTTATTATATTCGCTCTTCTACTCCTATTGTAATTGCGTGTGACGTTGGAAACCCCAAAATAGTTTCTCTCCTTTTGGCTAAAGGAGCGAATATAAATGACACTGATAATAACAGTTTAACATTGTTAATGAAAGCATCTATCTACAATCATGTAGATGTAATTGAAGTATTGCTATCCAATGGCGCGGACATTCATGAGAAAAATATATATAATGGGGCTACTGCAATTTTATATGCGGCTTTACATTCTCAAAAAGAAGCCATTACATTATTAATGGAAAGAGGCGCATCTATTTATGATACAACAATTAATGGTTGTAATTGTTATAATTCTACTTTTAATGAGTCAATCAAATTTATAATACAAAAATGGACGATTATTATGCCAATTATTATGTTTCAAGAATTATTAATCTATAATCAACTGGATGATTCGCTGCTTGATTTACAGGAATACATGGATGAGATTATTCACTAAAATAGAACAATAGAACTTATAATAGTTGCTTAATATCGCCCCAGAATGACCGTTGTTTCGCCTTTGCCTTTTCCGCTTCTTTTGCATATTTATATGCTAGGGCTGCCGATTCCTGGTCCAAATTATTCTTGTTCTGATGTAATATTCGCTCTGCCTCTACCTTAGATATTGGCGTTATATCTACTCGGTCTCTATTTGTCTTGTATTCATTCAGATTCTTGTATTTGGGTATTTTTTCATAATCATCTTGAGTAATTGGAATAATAGTTTCAATATGCGCCTGTCTCAAATCAGTAAAACCTAACCCGGCAGATGAGCCGCTGAAATTGCTAGATTGGTCGCCAAGGAGTGACCCACCGCCACTAAATGCGGCATATGTATCATTGATACCATTGTATACAGTGAGTGCTTGTATTTGTTTTTTTTGGAGCTCAAATGCTTCATTCATATTGGACTGCGTTACATTATCATTATTTCCATAAATACCTTCATCGGTTTTTAACCAGTCACCATAACCTTTGTTAGTATCATCATCTTCTAACTTGTGTTTTTCAAACTTTTCATTAAACCAACTGTTGAAATTATTAGGGTCCTTTAATTCTTTTTTTGTTGCAAACATTGTGTCTAAAACTGTTTTATTACTGTCTTCAAAATAGTCCTTTTTCAAATCTCGTTCATTCTTCTTTTCGGACTTATTTTGAAATTCATAAATACTATAAACACGTTTATAAGCTTTTGAAAAAAAGAGAAAATATTTGGAATCCAGTTGTGACTTGTCTGGATGCATTTTTAAAACGATTTGTTTTGCTGTTTTTAAAGAGGACTCGTCTAAAAATGAAATATTAAATAAATTATACAAGTCATCTAATGTGTAATTGTCTATATTCAAGTCAAGCTCAGATAATGTCGTTTTATGGAAGCTTATATTTTTACCTTGGCTTTGGGTCTGATTACTTTGGGTATTACCCTGGGTATAACCTTGATTTTGATTCGGTGTTTCGTGGATTTTTATCCCAGACTTTGGGCATATAGGTGGTCCGTTTTTTTTATTCATCTTGTATAGTTATATACAAAATAAATCTAAATTATTTTCTGTTATTATTACTTTATTATAACATTTATTATAACATTTATTATTACTTTATTATAACATTTATTTATAATCCACAATGGCAATGACCGTCGTCTAAATAAATACGATACACTACTGGAAACGGAATAGAATATATTGGTTCCATATTTCGTGGCTCCTTTGCTGTGTTATTAAATACAAATTCTCTTATAGTTACCAGGCTTGATATTGGTACTGGAATTAACTTGTCAATCTTTGTATGATTACAAATCTGGTTATGATTATGAGAACTGTTTTTATTGTCGTCATTTGTATTTGAATTCTTGTGTAAGTAGCTATCAATATAAAGCCCCTGTATATCCTTGCATCCAAAATGATGCGACACACGATTATACAAGTCCAACATAGTCTCATCTTTATAAATAAATATAAAGGTGCTATAGCCGCACAACTTGGTAATTTCAAATATATACATACGACCTGGTGATTCTATAATATATTCATTCAGTTTCCCGTGAAAAACGGATGGCGATACAATAATATTTTCAGACATTTTTAAACTTAGTTATAAAAGTAATTATAAAAAAGTCTTTAATAGGTTTTATATAATATACTTCCCATGAAAAAAGGAAACCCCCTTCATTTTAATTAATTAATTTTTAAATAAACAAACAATTCTTATAATAATCTACAAAATATACAATCTACTATATAATCTATAATTTTAACCCAATACACTTAAGTCCATCCCAGACAGAAGCATCCCCACAACGTAACAATGTCCAAACGGAACACTCAAATCATTTATTTTTTCCTTTATTAAATCTTCAGTCAACTTCAAACAAGTCACACTCTTATCTTCATTCCTAGGACCATCAAAGTCAAATATAGTTATATTTTCACCTTCATCCAACATCCTCTTCCAATATAAAACCCTCTCTCTATCCTTAATCAAATCATAATACTCCTTACAATACACCTCCTTTCTACTACTAATATAATCCATATCACCTTTATCCTCATACCCCTCAAAACGAGCACAAAGTACCCTCTTTCCCTTACCCTTAGGATACCTCCTCTTAGGTTCCGTTTGAGCCTTCCACCAGTCCTTAACCACCTTCTCATCTAATCCTTCAAATATCTTTCCAGATTGCCACCTACTTTCAAAATTCCAATAACCCTTATATCCTCCCTCAATAGGAGTCATAGGACTAAAATCCCTCCTATCTAAACTTAACTTCGCCTGGGCACTCGTGACATTTAAGTTAAGCGACTCGGGGTCCAACTTAACCCCCCTGGCTCCTCTTAAGTTCATTGAAGCGATGTAAACTTCACCTCTCTTTTTTTCTTCTTTAACAATTTCCTTTTTCTCTTCCTTTAAAACCTCTTCTTTTAAAACCTTCTTTACAACCCTCCTCTTAACAACCTTCTTTTTCTCCTCCTCCTCCTTCTTAATCAAAAGACTATCAGAGGCACTCATCTTAACTTTATTACTATCTATATCTTAACTGTATGTTTATAACAAATATTATATTAAAAATTATACATCTACAATACATCAAAAAATATATTTCAATTTTTTTACCAATAAATAAAAACAAAAAAACATATTAATTTTATTTTTATATTTTATTGTTATTTTGACTTTATTTGGAAGCGTCTTTAAGACTGTTCGTCATCTAACGCAAGATGCTTGCGAATCAGACCTGGTGTAATCCGATGGTTTCGGTAGCGAATTGCTGTTGTTAAATTGGTTTCATCTACTAATAACCCGCTTTCACGTAAATAGTTAAATACCTCTAAATTTTCACTTAATATAACATCATTTCCAATCTCAATTAAATCGTATTTATTGCCACTGTAGTTATTATTGCTATTATTGCTATTATTGCTATTATTAATTAATTCCCTTAATTCCTTTAAAGTAACACCAAAATGTGCTTCAATAAACAGGAAAACTTCTATACTTACTGAGTTTACAAGACATTTTCTAAATAACTCATAAAGATAATTGCTGTCAATATTTTGTTTAAATAAATGGCTATAATTAACTAGTAACTCTTTTAAATTATTTATGTTTTTAATTGCATGAATTGCTAAGTTTGCCGGGTCCTTTTCATTATTAATATAATATTCCAAAAATATCTTAAATATATCTAGTGATGCTTGCTCGCAAATAATATCGTCACGTGCATAATTAATTAACCTATCATTTTTAATAAATAGCATCCTAAATATATCTGGGTCACCATTATCAATTGCTGCATATATTAAATTTGTTGTAATTGGTAAGCCAATTGTAATACAACGATTTATCATTTCAATATGTCCATTTGAAACCGCATAATGAAGAAGCACCCCTGTATCTAATTTTCCGTCCTTATTAATATAGCCATTATCTCTATCATAAATGTAATCAAATAATTCAGTATATCCATTTACCATACAAGTTACGAGCGCGGTTTCATTGTCTTTTTTTATAAGCGTGCGAACCTGATTTGCGAAGAACGATTTGTCTTTTTCAGGCAATAAAATGGGTGACGAGTTGGGGTTGTAGAGCCAGTATTCTTCTATATTTTTAAGAATTTGAATACGATGGGTCGCTGTGAACCCGAGGACGCAATCCGCGTTTATAATTTCATCCAAATCGGTTTGTGAATGTATGTTAAAATTGTCAATCATTGCTCTTCTATCAAATAAGAATGTTGTCTCATCTGGAAATAATATGCGCCAATTGGTAAAATGTGTAGATGTTATTATATGGTCAGGAAGTGATTCAATGAGATATTCGGTAAAATCTAGAGAATTATTAGTTACTAAGACATCGGTAAAATCGGACATTATATATGATATATTTATATAATTTGAAATATTTACCAATAAAAAATCAATTTTTTATTAATTATTTATTAATTAAATTAATTATCATACTAAAATTCATTATATTCATTTATTATTCATTTATACATTTTATATTCATTTATACATTTTATATTATACATTTTATATTATACAGGGGTTTTACTCCTTCTCCTTTTCTAGCCCTTTCTCTAGTTCTTTTATTTGTTGTAAAGCTAGCTGTCTTTTTAGGAACCCCGGGGTCAACTTGCGCGTCTTATTTTCTATCGCATAATCAATTAGATGCTCGTTAATCAAGAAACCATTGCTTTGTAAATAGACAAACAATTCAAGGTCATCGTTATATACAACCTGTTTTTTAATATGTCGCGAGCCTGGGCGGAACTGGCACATTGTCTCCAGTAATGTTTTAGTGTCGTCTGGCTTAGTAAAATATGCGTTAACCATTTGCACTATTTCCGCGCCACACGTTTCACTTATACACTCCTCTAATAATTCGGTGCCATTTATGCTGGTCATGTCGGTGCCACTTCTTAGTAACAAGTATTCAAGATTGGCCTTATTATGTATTGTCTTAAATACATAATTCTTAAACATATCATTGTTAATGGCACACCTCAAGAAGTATTCATACATTTCCGGCAGTCCTAATTTAGCTGCCATTTCAAGCGTTTTGGCAGTGAATTTAACCTTATGTTCACGCAGCAAATTAAACATCTCCAAATTCTTCTGTTTTATGGCGGCGTCAAGCACGTCTTTTGATACCGAAAGACCGGCTTCAAGACCTCGTCTTGTAATTTCAATGTGATTATTGGTTACGCCATAATATGGTAACGTATAGTCTGGAAACCGGCCACTATCAAGCCTGTGTAATCCATCTCTCTCTAATAAATAGTCAAAGAGCTCTACATAATTAGATTGAAAGCATCTAACTGGTAAAATTGACTCGGAATCCGAAAATAGCGCCTTAACTTGGTTTCCAAAATGAGAGAAGTCCTTAATTGGCATTTCCAATTGAGATGATTCGGAGTTGTCTAACCAGAAATTATACATATTTTTTAATATTTGTTTTTGAACATCGGGACCAAAATGAAACATAGCATCGGCTTCAATAAGTTTCTTAAAATCTTCCAGTGAATGAAGTTCAAGTGTGTCTACCATCTTACTCTTTAAAAATGGAAATACTGTTTCTTCTGGAAACAAATCACGCCAAGTTTTGAAGTGGCCTGATTCAGTAATAAAGGCGGGCAATAAATCAACGGAATAATCTTCTAATTCTAATGTGCTAGAAATAGAAGTAATAAATTCAGACATGGTTTTTATAAACGAAAAGGGGGTTTTGATAGTAATACTGTAAATTCCTAAGATAAAACAGTTTTTCAATTTTTTTACACCTTTTTATTTTTATCTTTTTTAAAAAAATAAAAAAGGGTTAAAAGTCCCTTTTTATTTTTATATTAATTAAATTTTTATAAAACATACAATAACAATAATAATAACAATAACAATAAACATTATACAAATAATTACTCCTACATCTACATATTAGAAACCAAACAGTTATCATCCAGCTTTACATAGTCCGGCAATTCGCAATCAAAGAATGTGCATTTTTTAAATTTTGTGTTTTTTATTTTTACATCCGTAAAATCACACTCATAGAATGTCACCTTGGAGAAGCGGCAGTTTTTAAGAGTCGCATTTTTAAAAATGGCGCTGTTAATTGTAATGTCCTTAACAGTTTCTCCGGTTACCGGGCCTAAAAACTTGACATAAGAATATCTGAGAATAGGACCGCCTTCGTAATTTAAAGCCCACTCATCTATCTCGTCTCGTGGGCAACGACCAAGTGATTCAACATATTCATCTATTTGGACGTCGGTCATATCTTTTAATGGAATTTCTAAGTCCTCTTCTTCATCCAAGTCCTCTTCTTCATCCAAGTCCTCTTCTTCATCCAAGTCCTCTTCTTCATCCAAGTCCTCTAAATCCAAGTCCTCTAAATCCAAGTCCTCTTCTTCATCCAAGTCCTCTAAATCCAAGTCTTCTAAATCCAAGTCCTCTAAATCCAAGTCCTCTTCTTCCAAATTGGGTTGGAGCTCGTAACAATCGGACATTTCGGCAAATTCTTGGTCCGGGTGTAATAACTGGACTTCCAATGAATCCATTAGTTCCTCAAAGAAATCTATTAAATTTCCGCCTCGTTTGTATCGTCCAACTACAGACATTGATACGCTGTAAAGACTTACTCCCTTTGTCTCCACTTCAAACAAGTATAAGTCATTAGCTAGCCTATCTGTTTTTTTGGCTACAGCATCGTCGTAATATATGTGCTCATTCCATTCAATCGGACCCCTGATACAATTCCATCGGGTCAATGTAGTATTAATAAGTTGTTGTAAGGCCTTTTTTGAGCTGAAATTAACATCAACGCTTGAAATGTGTGTGCTCGCTCTTTCTTCTTGGATTCCAATCATTTTCTTTAAATAATAAGTAATTCGTAATAAGTAATAAGTTTTGAAACTAGAAGGTAAATAAAATATATAATTTTCTTTTCACAAGAAAAAAATATTTCAATTTTTTTGTTAATTAATTTTTTTGAAAAATAATGAAATAAAAAATGTGTTCAAAAACACATTTAAGTTTAAATTAAGTTAAGTTGTATATAAATAATAATAATAATAATATAGATTTTTATAATAGGTTTTTTATAATAGGTTTTATATAATAGGTTTTTTATAATAATAATAAAGGTTTTACAATAGAGTTTACTCAGGCTCATTATATTCGGACATGTCAATTGAATCGTACATTTGGGCATACATGTTATTGCGGGTCTTATGGTATTCCCATAAGTTGCATACTCTACATTCCTGGCCCCGAGAACATTCGTACCTATATTCTTCGCAATATTCAAAACATCTTTCCTTACAGTATTGGTGGTTATCTGCGTCAAATACGGGGTTTGTTACTTCGTTGCCGCAGCAATGACAATGAGTCTGATAATCAATCGCCTCCTCAATGGTAAGATTGTGCCTTTCCGTGTATTTATATATTTCCTCACGTTGTTCTTCGGAATATGGGGCAAGTAGCTTCTCGTCACAATCATATGCGCATTCCTCGCAAAGCCATTGTTTATTATTATTATATACTCGGTCTCGGCATAAAGTTTCTGCTTGACAATTGTAGCAATTAACGACTGCTTCTACTGCTCTTTCTTCTTCTGGGTAGTAGCCACCGTCGTTTCCTCCGTAGCCACCGTTTCTTTCGTCATAGGAAGCACGTCTGTCGTTATATATACATATTTTACACACCAAGTCACACTGCTTGTAAATACAATCGGGACATTCGTATTCAAAATATTGCTCACATTTATCAGAGCAAAACTCGTCGCCAAGATTCCTTATTTGGCCGGCGCAACAATGGCACCCTTGGATGTAATCAAATGCCTCGTCAACGGTCAAATCATATTTTTTTTGGAACTGGACAAATATGGCATGCTGCTCATTGTCAAATTTAGTTCCGTTTTTTTTATTAAATTTGTATAATTCGTCGTCTATATTGAAGGAATACTTGGGCTTATCAATGAGTATACCACATACGTCATAGGCGCAATTGTTACAGTAGAGTGACGATTTGTAACGAAAGCTGTAAATCTCGCATTCTTTAAAGCCACAATGGCAGCAAGTAATGTATTCCATTGGCTCGGAGTCGTCGCAACGACATCTGGTGTTTTCGTGTACTAAGTGTTCCGTTTCTAAGTGTTCCATTGTTCCTAGAATCATACGAGCTCTGGCAACATTTTCGGCGGTGGCAACACCAAGCGGGGGACATTCTTCTTCTTCTTGTTCATCTACAGGGTTTAATCGTAAATAATCTTCAAATTGTTTCTCTTGGTAAGCTTCGCCTTCAAGCCACTCTCTGGTGTCTTTATTCTCGGAACTCATATTAATAATTTATTATAAAGTTTTATATAAAGTTTCTAATTTATAATTAGAAGATATGGATATTTATTTATACATTTTTCAAAATAACGTAAATTAATTTCAATTTTTTTATTTTTTATTTTATTAAAATTTATTTTTTTATTAAATTTAATTTTTAAAAAAAATTGAAATACTTTGTATTGTGAATAATCAATGTATAAAATATTATACCCCTCACTTTAAAGATACAATGAATACTACTACTACTGCTACTGCTAGTGCTACTGCTACTGCTACTGCTAATAACGCGGCTAGTAACGCGAGTGGCGGCGCACCGGAAACCGTATTTCAGCTCCCTGAAAAAACGAGTTTTACCCTTGAAAACGGAATTAAAATTAAATTTGGTAAGGATACCGACATTGGAGGCAGCTCAATCAATCAGGACGCCTGTTGCGCATTTAAGTTTAAATCAGAAACACTTAACAAATCAGGTTTTGCAATTTGCGTTGCCGACGGACATGGCGACAAGGGTGAAATCTCATCATCCATCGGAATAACCTCTTTACAAAAGTTAATTAGAGACAACGTGGATGAATTGTTTACTGAGCCTATCCAATTCTTAAATAGAGCATTTATTCATATTCACGACCAAATTAAGATTGGTCTCATTGAACAACTAACAAAAGAAAAATTTGAAGTTGAAGTGAAAATAGAAACTGGCGAAATTTTGAAGCGACGTATGCCTAGTCACGCGTTCACTTCTTTAAAAAGCGGCACCACATTCAGCGTGATTGTTCTCTTGGACAACAAACTGTATATTGCAAATGTTGGAGACAGCACTGGAATTTTGTATTCCGAAAAGCCTGTTTTGAAGCCATCGCATTTAAAGCACGAACTTAACGCATCAGTTTTGCCAAATACTGATAGTCTAGATGAACCTTCAACATATATTGAGCTAACTGGCGACCATTCCCCCGAAAATCCTCAAGAATACATAAGGATGCGCAAAGTTAAATGCTCCGAAGAGAACCCATTATTTGCCGAATTAATGTGCGTTTATAATGAAGAAAAGCCAAAACATATGTGCCCGCACGTGTTTGATATTTCGGCAGAAGGCGTCCCAACTGTAAGACCAGAGGATGGGTCATTCGGTTTCCATTACAAGACTGTCCGCAAGGAAAAGGCGACCTATGTTACCGATAAATATGGCAATGACGCTTTGTCTGTTACGCGCGCTCTAGGTGATTATGCGTTGAGTTACCGGGGTGTTAGTTGCGAGCCCGAAATACGGTCTGTAGATTTGGAGACAATATTCAGTCAAATGAATCCTGAAGAGGCAACTGTCGCTGTCGTATTATGTAGCGATGGTGTATGGGATAACTGGATTTATGACCACGTTGGTAAGTTTATGTTTGATAAGAGTTGCTTGAATGCCCTCGCTACAGATACTGAGAGGGGAGCTGAACGAATTACCAAATCATTTATGTTAAGAAACCAGGCATTTGCTAAGAAGAATTTTGGTTGGAACTCTGACAACGCCACGGGCATTGTTATGTATATTGAAAAAAGATAAAAAATATGTATTGTATTGATTGTTATATTGTATTGTTTGTATTGTTTGTATTGTTTGTATTGTTTGTATAAAAAATTTATTTATTTAATTAACTTTAAGATTATAACAATTGTTTTAAATAACAATTGTTTTTTTATTGAATTTATTTATAAGTGTTTAATTTACAAAATTGTATATATTATATAAAATACTCACAGAGGTCTACCAACGATTCAGCCAAGACATTTGACATTTTGATTCCTTCATTGAAGACGCAGATTGCCGAGACAATTGGCTTGACGCCTAGGTCGCTGTTTTTAAGAGCGATTCGCGGTATCATATTTGTCTCGTAATTAGAATTATAACACATTTTACATGTTGCTTCTTCATATTCACCATCGTAGTCAGTGCCATCATTTACGTTTTGGCAGTGGCACCCAATAAGTTGAGACATTTCATTGTGTCTCTTACAGCAAAACTGTAGTGACTGTTCGGCATTCCACTCACTTGGTGCAACCATTCGGTCGCAATCATAGAAATGACACCTTGATTTGTAACGATATGCGTCAAATATAGTCAGTTGTGCTAGCTCTGCGTAATCTGTCAGAATATAAAACTGTTTATCACTTAGAAACTGTATGTTACTTCTTAACAACAAGTGGACTGCCAAAGGCATCTGCTCTCTTTCCTTTGTCTTGAATTTACAGTCAAAGCACAAATCTCTATTAACTCCGTTATCATTTGTACTGTCATAGACATAATCTAGTGTAAGATTGTTACATTCTTCGCAATGGTTGACTATTTCAATACAGTCACAGCATACCATTCTTGAATGACCTTCAACTTCACATACTGGCTCAGCATAATTAATTTCACCACACGTAACGCAAAGAGCCTTGTTTGTATAGTAAGTCTCATAGTTGCTACCCATATTCACTACATCTATATCATTTTGTTCCATATCATTTTGTTCTAATCTTGCGATATCTGCTTCTTGTTCTCTATAGAAGTTTGCCATATCTTCTTCAGTAGCACAGTCATCTGATTCAGATTGATAGTCCTCTGGACTTATGAGATAATCTATACGATACATACACTCTTCCAACATTCGCCTTATATATTTTTTGGCAACTTCATCCTTAGACGCATACACATAGATGATAAATTTGGTAGGTTCTTTTATATCTTTACTGAGTTTAAACCAAAACTTGCTATTATTTTGCGAAACAATATATGCGTGAGGTAAGTCCTGAACAACTTCATTTTTATTAAAACTAGCACGTTTGAGCATTTCCTTTGCTTCGTCATATGTATTACAGTATACGTAGTCATCGTCTATAACAATTGCGTCATCAGGGATGATAGATTTTACTGGCGTTTGTTCAAATTCTTTATCATGTAGAACAATCTTAGCTAGTTCTTCCCAGACATCTTCTTCTAATCTTGCGACAGTATCCGCTTCAATATTAGCTTCTGCCATCTTATCAAATTTCTCATTGTTCTCATCAAAGTAATACGTGGACGGTCTTTCACTTACTGTCAGCTCATAATTACACATATCACAAATACGCTGTCCATCACTGAAACAGCCTTCCTTCTCGCCAATTATTACTCCACAATCGTAACATTCAAATACGAGTTCTTGTTGTTCTAACTCTTGTTTTTTGTGAAAATTCTCCCACATTTCATCAGTGTATTTTGACTTTGGCATTGGTTGGTCAAACAAATCATAAGCGCAAGAATCACAATAGCACTCTCCATCTCTTAAATATCCTTCATGCTCTTCCATTTCCTTTCCACAATGAAAGCATTCGTAATCCCATTCAGGGTATTCTAATACGGGTTCTACTACCCATAACTGTTCTTCATTATCTATCTCTTGCGAAATAGAAATGGTATTGGGGTCGGCATTTATAGACGCGGGGACCAAAGTCTGTTCGTTTGTTGATTGAATACTAATCCTTTATAACTATAAGATACACACAGAGGATTAATCCAGAATGTATCAGTTGTGACAGTTACGTACGTCACACGGCCAACTTGCAAGCCGACGGGTAAATTTTTTGCTGGGGATCATTACTCGCCTTTAACAGCGAACGCCACCCTCAACACGGTAAATAGTCCTCCCTTTCGGACCGGGGTAAGTGGTTTTTACGTTTTCTTTTTAGGAACCAGCAGCTTAACCTGCCTCGGCGTAATCAGCCGTCATAAACCCGTGACTAGTGCCAGAGCACTCCCCGTGTAATCACAGACGGGAGCTCTTGGTCGCCTCTCACAACCCATTTTAACGCGAATTTGTTGTTTGATATATGCCCCTTCCTCGCATATACCTATCGTGCCCTGGAATATCGGCTGGCACGTCCTCCAACATTCATTTGTTTGTAAATAAATTTATTTCAATTTTTTATTTTTTCAGAGAAAGTTAAAAAAAATGAAAAAATTTAGTTTAACTTTTTCATTTTATTTTTTTATTAAGTTTATATTTATTAAGTTATTTGTATTTTATAGTCTTTTTTTATAGTTTTTTATAGTCTTTTTTATAGTCTTTTTTTATAGTCTTTTTTTATAGTTTTTTTATAGTCTTTTTTATAATATTTATACAGTGTTTTTTATAATATTTATACAGTGTTTTTTATAATAGTCTTTTTTATAATAGTCTTTTTATAATATTTATATAGTATTTTATTGCAAATATTGTGACAAATCGGCCCAGACCTGTAAATCGTCAATTAAGTTATATACGTGTAGTTCTTTAAGCGCACTGATAGTGGAGATGACAGGATGATGGCTACGAAGGTCCCTTACTGGATAATTTTGACCAAATTGCGAGAGACGTTTTGAATGCTTACAGAAACAGTCGTGACACGCTTCTATGCTTAGGTCTTGGTTCATACCTTCATAAACACATACATATTCATTTGACCAATATTTAAATGGCGGATATGCGAAGTCTTTAAGACAACGATAACATTTATTTTTTATTGGTCTTATAAAATCCGGAGGGGCGCTGTATTCGTCGTATTTACGACCTGAGTTCTCGCAAATTAAACAAGGTTCATTGTGGTCCAGGCGATGACAGAGGTCTCCGTCGTCTTCAATCGCAGCGCGACATCTTTCTGAACAATATGGACGAAAGGCCTCAGCAGTTCGCTGCTCATTGAAATAACCACAGCAATGACATTGTTGACTATAATATACGGCCTCGGTAGTGGTCATCTTCATTTGCTCGGCATACAACTTAAGTTTGTTAAAACTATATTGGCAGAATGCGGTTTGACACTCTTCATTGAATTGGGTCACTTCTTGGAGAAATTCGGGCACAGGGATGGTATTGTCATTTTGAAAGTAGCCTGCGCTGAGACAATTGTCAGAACAATACATTGGACTGGGCCATTCGGCGGGACTTTCAAAATCCCATCTATCAACACCGCAACATTGGCATATAGTTTGATTTTTACATATCAAACAATCGGCGCCTCTGAAACAAGGCAGGCCAAGTTCTTCAACGTGGTTGTGGCAGCCTCCACTACAATACTCGCCGGCAAATATGTCTAGTGGTTCGTCGCAACAATGGCAAGTCTGAATATATTCAATAGCGTCTTTGGTCTCAAGATTATAATGGAAATGATATTTATCAAATTTTTCTAAGTTTTCTTGTGTATAGTGCGTTCCGTACAAATCATTGAACTTGTCGGCTTCGCAAAATAATTCGCGACTGCTCTCCAATGTGGGCATCGCTAAGTCATCAATGGTAAATTGTAGGTTTTCTTGTTCCTCCAATTCGCAGGCGCAAGTATTGCAATAACGGTCATCGTTTATAGAATACCCATCGGTCTCTTCCATTTCAGTTCCACAATGGTCACAAGAGAATTCGTATCCGGGGTCATATACAATCTCTCCGACCCATTTGTCACCGGTGCTACTTGTGAAAGTAATGGTATCATTGGTCGCCAAAGTCTCTTCGTATCGTTTATTAGAAATTTGTGACATTTTGTAAATTAATAGTAATAATAGTAATAATAGTAATAGTTTATAACTAGTGTTTAAAAAATATATACCAAAAATTTCGTAAATAAAAAATATTTCAATTTTTTTTATTATTTACGAAATAAAAAAAATGAAACTGTGTAAACAGTTTTGTCATTGGATGGTTTACTCTTGACCATATTTTCAAGAAAAAAAATATACCCCATTCGGGAAAAAATACGTTATTATCGTATATTTTCCCGAAGGTTATTCGATTATTAAAAGATTAGAAATTTTTAGGGGTTTGGTGTTATAAACGATTGGACTTGATTTTCCACTTTTTTATAACACTCCATCAATGTACCGTTTTTTAACCCGTACTGGTTAGCATTTAAACCTCAAGTGTGCCTTTTGCCTTAAGCAGACCGTCCTTGGCTCTGACTCAAACGGAACCCGTTGGTATTGTCATAGTTTGGTAATTATTTTCATAAATTTTAATGAAGCATTATTTTAATTATCATTTGTTTATTTTCATAAGTTTAAATGAAGCATTATGTTAATTATCATTAAAATTTATTACAATAATTTTAATAAAATCGCCCATTGTCCCCGTTTTTTATTTTAATAGTCAAACACCGCCATCTTTTAGATAGCCGCGCCTATTAAAATTAATATTAGTCGCCAATTGTCCCCTGATATGTGCCCCTCCAAGCGCAAGCGACTGTTCACCTACAATTTTACGCACATATCCGTCGCACCCTACCTATTTGTTTTTTTGGTGCGTCCGAAGCGATTATAATCGCTGACTATTTATTGTGCCTGGTATTTATTAGCGGCTTTAGTTATTTGGTCTACTAATAATAATATAAGTACAATGTATAACATATAGCCGCAAGTTCCGAGTTCTTCGCTACTACTTGTTCCTCGGGCCATTGCGGCGCCAACCGCGGCACCATATTGCATTTTTCTGCCTGTCTTTGTATGCGACGCAAAACCTCCTCTCATTTTTATATAATTACTTGTGTTGTTGATTGTTTATATTTATAAATTACTTTTTTGATTACTTTTTTATTTCAATTTTTTTATTTTATACATTTTTTATAATTTTTTATATTTTTTTATAAAATGTTTTCAATGTAAATTATCTAAATAGTTGCTCTCTTAAAAGAGACCTTACCTGATTGCGCTGGTCTAGCGTCTGCGGACTTGGGACCTGACCTGGTCTGAAATGATGTGCCCAGGGGTCCATTAGCATCTGTTTGTTCCATTTACTTGTACCACAAGTGTGGCCGTCTCTCTGGTCGTGTGCGAATTGAATGTACTCAAAAATCTCGGATGAAGTTAACTGCGGATACAACTTATGAAGTATGATTGCCGCATAGCCACCCGTTCTGCCGTGGCCTCCAGCGCAGTGTAAGTAGACATGTTCACCGTTCTTGATACGCTTAACGACTTCTACAGCAACTTCTAAAAGGTCACCATCGTCGCCAGTTTTCATATCCTTGATTTTCTTGTGAATGAAACGGTTGGCAGGAATTCTTGCATTGTTTCTAGCATATGGCTCAAAATAATCTCCGTACTTGTCTTGTGTTCCATATTCGTCATTCAAACACACAAACGTGTTTAAACCAGCGGCAAGTAGTTGGGCTAGATATCCGTTATGACTCTCCGGATAGGACCCGACGCAAAGGGAACCAAAACCAGGCACCTTCGGAAGAAGCCAATTGCTCTCGTGTGTCGGTCCGTTAAGAGGATGCGAGTTATGTCCGACTCTTGGTGTGAATTTTTCCTGGGTAATCCAACCTCTGGATTCTTGTAAGTGGACTAGTGGTACAGTTGCTTCTACCTTTGCTTCTTCTTTTGCTTCGCTTTTTGCTTCTTCTTTTGCTTCGCTTTTTGCTTCGCTTTTTGCTTCGCTTAAAGAAGTAAATCCGAAGACCGTATTGATATTCTTCAAATTAAGTTCTAACTCCAACTTAATTAAATTAGTGTTAATAAACTCCATTGTTTAAGCGTAAGCAGTAATAATAGCTGAGATAATTGTTATAATAATAAAGTACCGTATTTAAAATACAGTGGTTTGAATAATTTATACCTTTAATTTCCTTAAGAAAAATAATTTCAATTTTTTTTGAACTATAATTTTTTTATAAAAAAATAAATTTTTTATAAAAGTATATTGTATAAAATATGAAAGTTGAACTTAAAGAGTTTATTAATAGCCAGGACTCCGATTTGCAACCAACATTACATCAGTATTACAACCTTTATTTAAAATTAAGAGCAAATGGAGATACTGTAAAGGCATCAAATGATACACTTGCGTTTTTTCAAAAGTATCAACAAGACCTTGAACTCAATGTAGACCACGAAATTGATAACATGGAAAACAATAATTTTATTGTTGCTCGTGGTCTTAAAAAAAAACAAAAGAAGTCTAGAAAATCTAAAAAATCTAGAAAATCTAAGAAATCTAAAAGGTCTAAGAAAACTAGACGAAGGTAAGTTTATCTTATATTCATCTAAAAATAAAAAATAAAAAAATTGAATCAATGTTTTATAAACAAAAATGCCTTTATAAAATATCTATTACTTAACTTATAAAATGTCTTGCTTCAAGTGCTCTTCTGAAATCTTAGATTCTGACTCTGTCAGTTACAGTTGTGGTCATTTATGCCATACTGCGTGCATTTTTAAAACAAAATTGTCAATACACAATCCACGTTGTCCTGTTTGCAGCCAAGGAATTCTCATTTACAACCGACATAAACCCAATGACGTCATCCTTAAAAGAGGCCCGCACCTAATACACTACTTAATCGCGTTTATTCTTATTATAATTACCAGTTACTTGCTGTTTCTAAGTGAATAAAAAAAGTAATAGGAATTCCTATTCCTTGTTAGTTCAAATTAAGTTTACACCCTTGAGGATTTAAAATGGGACAAACTACCAATTACAATTACCACAATTACCATCATATCTACCATCATCATAATCGTTTGCTTTACAAT